AATATTGAGCGCGATGCTAATCACATTGCTCAAGATACTCGTAGAGGAAAGGGCAACTTCATCGTATGTTCAGCAGACGTAGCTTCTGCATTAGCAATGTCTGGTGTTCTAGACTATGCTCCTGCTCTAGCATCAAATGCTAATTTGAACGTTGATGATACAGGCAATACTTTTGCTGGTGTTCTAAATGGTCGTTTCCGTGTTTACATCGACCCATATACTGGTAACCTAGGTGCTTCAAATCAGTTCTATGTAGTTGGTTATAAGGGTGCTAGCCCATATGACGCAGGCTTATTCTACTGCCCATATGTTCCACTACAAATGGTACGTGCAATTGATCCTAACAGCTTCCAGCCAAAGATTGGCTTCAAGACACGTTATGGTCTAATTGCTAACCCATATGTTACTACAGCTGCAGGTGCTAACGATGCAGATAGCTTCACAGCTAACCGCAATCAGTACTATCGCAAGACCCGTGTAGTAAATCTAATGTAATTATTGAACCGGCGCAGATCGGGATTAGGGGGATGAAAATCCCCCTTTTTTGTCTTTATAAATAATGCTGGAGGATGTAAAATATGGTATACACTGCGAATCTAAATGTTATCAAGGCTTCTTATACTTCTAGTAGACCAACTACCTACGATTTTCTAAGACCCAATGCGTTTAGATTTACTATTAAAGATTTGCCAAATACATCTTACACATGTCAATCTGCGAATCTCCCGGGCCTAGCTTTGGGATTTGCTCAACAACCTTCTCCGTTTATTGATATACCAACGGTAGGTGACAAATTAGTATATGGTGATTTTACTATAAGATTTTTAATTTCTGAAGATATGTCCAATTATTTGGAATTATATACATGGTTGATAGCTTTGGGGTTTCCTCAGTCTCATGCTCAATTTTCTAATTTTGTTATGTCAAAACAAAATAGATTTCCATTTGTAGTAAACTCTGCTGGGCAATCCACAGCTTTGGCTTACTCGGATGGTATTTTGACGATATTAGACTCGACAAACAATCCTAAAACTAATATAATATTCAAAGAGTTGTTCCCGATATCCTTAGAAGCACTCGATTTTGAAATAGCATCTCAGACAGTAGAATACTTTACAGCAATAGCAGCATTCAAATATAAATTATTTGAAGTAGAACAACTTTAATATTTTGGAGTTATTATGGCAATAAAATTGGATCCTACAGCAATCAAACCGCCAACTTTGCAACCGCCCCCAACAGTACAACCCCAATCCGGCAAATTAGAAATTAGAATTGATGATCTTCGTAAAGAAAGGATTTTTGTAGCTACTCCTTGTTATGGCGGTATGTTGAATGAAGCATATTTTCGTTCAGTAATCAAACTTCTTACCTTCTGCAATCAACATCAAATCCCATTAGCATTTGGTACTATTGCTAATGAATCTTTAGTAACAAGGGCTAGAAATGTATTGCTTGCATATTTCTTGCAGAGCAATTTTACTCGCTTGATGTTTATTGATGCAGATATTGAATTTCAGGTCGAGGATGTTCTTAAATTGGTAGCGCATAATAAAGAAGTGGTAGTAGGCGCGTATCCAAAGAAGGGTGTTAACTGGGATCGTATTCGTGATTCTGTAAGGGCTGAGCCAACTAAGGAATTCGCCGGAAATCAAGTGGCAGCATTTGGTTCTGATTATGCAATTAATTTTAAATTCGTAAACAGAGAAGCGAAACAGATTGCAATTGAAAATGGTTTGATTCGTTTACATGATGGGGCAACAGGCTTCATGATGATCAAGCGCGAGGCAATTGATAAAATGATTGCAGCATATCCAGAATTAAAATACAATAATGATTTAAACACTGGACCAGAATTGCAAGACTTCTTCTATGCTATGTTCGATACTATGATTGATCCTAAAGACAAACGTTATTTGTCAGAGGATTATACCTTTAGTCGTAGATGGCAAGACATTGGTGGAGAGATTTGGCTTGACCCAACAATCACTCTTAACCATTATGGTACATTTAACTTTATGGGTAATCCTCAGCAAATTATTCAAATACAACCTTAGAAAATGAAACTAAGTGATCTTCAGGAAATGTGGGCTGAAGATTGCAAGATTGATGAAACAAATCTTGGTAAAGAATCGGCTCGCACTCCTATACTTCATGCTAAATATATTAACTATCTTTCTTCTACAAGACTTAATCTGAGAAAAGCGGAATCGGATTATTTAAATTGTAGAAGAAAGAAGTATCGTTATTACCGAGGTGAAATGTCTAGAACAGAACTTGAAGATGAGGGCTGGACACAATGGCAAGGAACCAAACCATTAAAAAATGAAATTGATGAATTCCTACAGGGAGATGCTGATTTAGTATCCCTACAAGATAAGGTTGAATATTTTAAAACAGTTTTATATCAATTAGAAGCTATCATTAGATCACTAAATAGCAGAACTTGGGATATAAAAAAATACTATAGAGTGGACAAAGTTTACTAACGGAATGATGTAATGGCTGATATTAGTATCAGAAAGAAAAATGAAGTTCATCTAATAGTTGATAGTGACCCTTCAATAGCACAAGAACTCAATGATCATTTCTCATTTGAAGTTCCTGGCGCTAAATTCCATCCTCTTTTTAGATCTCGTATGTGGGACGGGCGTGTTCGCCTTTTCTCTATGTTTACGAAAGAGTTGTATATTGGCTTACTTGATTATTTAAAGAAGTTTGCTGAGGAAAGAGAATACGTAGTTGATGAAACAAATTATAATAAATCTTGTGACGAAGTAACTTTAGAAGAAGTAAAAGAATTTTGTGAATCATTAAATGTATCATCCAAAGGCCAAAAAATACAAATACGGGAGTATCAAATAGATGCAGTCCATCAAGCGATTGTCAACGGAAGACGCTTATTATTATCGCCAACTGGTTCGGGAAAATCTCTTATTATTTACTGCCTCATCCGCTGGCATCAAAAATACGGTAGACGACAGCTTATCCTTGTCCCTACAACAAGTCTTGTGGAACAGATGTACTCAGATTTCCAAGACTACTCCGGATTAAATGAATGGAAATCATCTGAAAATTGTAAAAGAATATATGGAGGCCATGAAAAAACTAATGACTATCCTGTAGTAATTAGTACATGGCAATCCATTTATAAACTTCCTAAAAGTTTCTTTACAGAGTTTCAAGTAGTGTATGGTGATGAGGCACATTTATTCAAGGCAAAATCATTAACCGGCATACTAAATAAATGTACCACGACTCCATATAGAATCGGTACTACTGGTACTCTGGATGGAACTAAAACTCATAAGTTAGTATTGGAAGGATTGTTTGGATCTGTCTATAAGGTAACAACTACCAAAAAATTAATGACGGATAAAACTCTAGCTGATCTACAAATCTATAATATTATTCTACAATACCCGGATGAGATTAGAAAGTCTGTTAAAGGATTGTCGTATCAAGAGGAAATGGATTTTATAGTTTCTCATTCTGGTCGTAATCTTTTTATTAGAAATTTAGCAATAGATCAAAAGGGCAATACTTTAGTTCTTTTTCAGTATGTTGAAAAGCATGGTAAACTATTATATGATATGATTTGGTCTAAGTGTCAAGATAGACAAGTGTTTTTTGTGTATGGTGGGACAGATACAGAGCAACGAGAGTTAGTAAGACAATTGACAGAAAAAGAAAATGATGCTATAATTGTGGCATCGTATGGTACTTTTTCCACAGGGATAAATATCAAAAATCTACATAACATTATTTTTGCTTCTCCGTCAAAGTCTAGAATTAGAAATTTGCAATCTATAGGTAGAGGGTTGAGAACTACCGAAGATAAGAATAAGTGTAATTTATATGATATAGGTGATGATTTAACTTGGAAGTCTAAAAAGAATTACACTTTACTTCATATGATAGAAAGAATTAAGATTTATAATGATGAACATTTTGAATACAAACTTATAAGGGTTCCTATCAAATGAAAGAAGAAGAGCAACAATCTATTTTTCATTACAAACTTCTTAAATTATCTAACGGCGAAAATATAGTATGTGCCACTGATGATGATTGCCAAAATTTAAGAAGCAAAACTAGTATACATATATGTGATCCTGTTTTGATCACACCTTTTAGAATACCAAAAGGTATGTC